AATGTACGGGTGGTTAGATATACCACTCGTCAACGTTGGTGTTATATCTGTGTCAGCTGGGTTACTGTGTGTGTATGCGATCGTATATTCCTTCGTTAAGCCTCTAAAACCATGAACAACATTCGCAGTACCCATGGTCATGATCATACCCAAATCGATTGTATCCGTCGAGTTATTGTTACCGACTTCAATTATTGGGTCAGTAACTGTATAGTTTGTTGTGTTAAAATGATCTACTGCTCCTTGTGTTGCGAATGCACCTGTAATTAAAACATCGGCACCAATTGTCATTTTGTTATTAGAACCATCGAATTGAAGATTCGTGTCTGAACTTAATATCCCGGATGCGTTTGTAAACGGAATCCTGTTATTATTTAACCCAGATGTTGTGATTGTACCGGTTAACGATGGATTAGCGAGTGAAGCGCCCGTTATTGTCGATGTCCATTCAGGTAAAGTTGCACCTGAATTCATTTGTAAAACCTTATTAGCTGTCCCTTTATCAAGTCCCGCTATTGTATCATCAGCACTTGCATAGAGTATATCACCGGCAGTGACTGAATTTAAATTTGTACCACCCTTGGTTACGGGTACGATGGGTAAAACAGATGTTGATAACGTACTACTTGAAAATTGTACTACATTAGCCGCGTTAATATCATGAATATCCGAACCACTCCCTTCGAACGTGGCGGCCTTTATTTTACCGGCGGTTGTGATTGTTGTACCAGAATCTGTTAAACTCATAGACCCATCTGAAACCGCGGTTGTATCACCGAGAACGGCATCAAGAGTTAGTGGAACTTCTGCCCATTCGGGTATATCACTACCGTCGAGTCGAAGAAATTTACCGGCATCTGCATTAGAACCTGCGGGGTTGAGTTGTCCGAGTGAATCACCCGACGTTTTACCGTAAAGTATTGTACCGGATGCATAACTAGACTGACCCGTACCACCACTGGAAAAGGGAATTTCTCCACTTGCAAATTGATTTGTTGGAATACCCGTTAACCCCGTACCCGGACCATCAAATTGTGTACTCGCGGTTATAGTACTACCCGCTATTGTATTCGAACCCGCAATTTTACCGTAGAGTGCGTCGGCCGATTCTCTTATAAAAACATTACCTCCAACATCAACGTTACTGGTTGTATAAATACTCGTAAGTGGGTTCGTAAACTGAACAGTGTTTGAGGTTACGTTACCTTGATTTACTATATTTTCAACCGTAAGGTTTGAGAGGTAATACGAATCACCCCGATAGTTTTGTGCATTTACGTTACCGACGGTATCTAATGCGTATATTGAGTCTGTTGGTACATTTAATTGAACTTGACCTTCATTACCAATACTTATAGCATGCGCGGGTGCGGTGTTCGCTACACCTATTGCCGACGAAGTGAGAGTACTTGTATGTATTGTACCCGAAACCTGAATTTTATTAGTTACATTTTCATCTATATTAACAGAAGACCCCGTTGTAAATTTAGTAGCTCGAGCTGTACCTTCAACACGAAGCGCGTTGGTATCACCCGTTGGTCCACACATGAAAACTTTATCCTTTACCGATAAGGCATGTATTGGTGCACTATTTGCGACACCAATATTAGAGCTTGTTACGAAAGATGTTATAGCATTACTAAACTGAACTGTATTTGAAGTTACATTACCTCTATCCGTCGAAGATTGTAAAGTGACACCACCTAAAAGGGTTGTAGGAACACTCGAATCAACAATTTCCTTTGTAGTCGACGAGTAACCTACAAGGTTAGAACCTGCTAATTCAGCAACGCGGAGCGGTGCCATATAAATCGAATTCGAATTCGTGACATCAATTGCAGTATCTGACGCATTAAAAACAACTGTGTTTTCAGCCTGATTTTCAGAAACGTGTTTACCAAACCGGATTTTGGTAGACCGTTCGATGGTAGGTATGTTTTTAACCATATTAATATAAGTATGTATTTTAATTTGCATAGATGAGACCGGCTAAACCATTTTCAATTCTGAGAATGTTATAGTTAACTGCATATATAGGATCGGATATATTTCGGGCTTGGCTATGTATCTTTGCTGAATCTAAACGACTAAAATTAAGCGTTCCTGTAGGCTGGAGAGAACTTGTTGATAAACAAAAAGAACACAAAAAGAAATCGGGTGACGTTACGAATTGTGTGTGGTAATAGTTTTGTACCTCCATAAAGTGTGGTTTTCCCCATCTAAAATTACCGATATCGAGACCATTAATTTCAATTTTAACCTTATTATCGGCGGATGTCAATGCACCGTTAACTGATGTATCCGAACACGCGAGGTATTTGACTGGGTGATTAAACGTAAGTTCTTGTGTAAGTTCCTGGGACGGTATACTTTTTTGAACTTGTGTGATGAGAATATCATGGTTTCGAGAAACAATATTCCCACGTTCTTCGTTATCGAGGTAATAGTAATTCGAATAACACTCGAAGTTATACGCCCCTGCTTGTGATCCCCAGTGAATACGCAATTCAACTTCATGATATTGTAAAGCAACTATTGGTAAAGCACACTGTGGACCTTCACAAAAGAAAAACCTTAAAGGGTAAAAGTATGAACGTGCACTCACACCCGGATGTGTTCCATTAGAACTCTTTGAAACGTTTGTTGCGAATGTATCTATGGCTATTTTTTCTGTAAAGACTGCATCTTGTGTATCCACGACTTGACCACCGATAAGTAATTCGACCTTATCTATGAGTTCACTCCAATCTTGGTAATCGAGTGCTTTTGTATTATCGTCTATAGTAAAATATGTGTATCCTAACAAATCACCTGAACGTGGGAATTTTATGGATGACATTGAATTGTTTTTCACAGCTCCCTGTATCGTTTGCTTTTCGACGGATTGTGAAAAATTAGAGTGTCGCTTAAACGTTGAGTTAAAGAATGATATTTCCGGTTTACCCATTATATGTTCGTCTTGAGCACCAATGGCAATGAGTTGAACAATACCGGAAGACATTTATATTAATAAGAGGTTAAAATTATAGGTACGTAACGCCCTGAAATAATTAATAAGGCATGTTCCTTTTTTTGCAAACGAATTTAAAAACGAAAATGGCATCTCCACACACAAGCGTATCACCCGCTTGGTCGTCTAAGTTAAAAGTTACTCTATCGAGTTTTCTGATTGGGTTATAATATTGTTGAATAATTGGATACTCGTTTCTAAAGAACACGGCTGTTTGATTGGAGGCGGAACCATGTTTTTCATGTTGACACAAGATCGTTCCAAAAATACCGTTAAGGTGGTTATCGGCATCATCGAGATCTTTTTTCCCGCGTTGCGTGAAATGATTTTTAAGTTCCTCTATACCGATGTGTACACACCTCGTGGCATTATCGGTTATGTTAATACTCGCGGTGAGTAATTGTACCTGAACAATATTTTCGAGTGGTGTTGGTAAAAAAAGTGTAAAATCTGTATCACTCGTTGGATCCAGATTATCAAGTATAACAGTGTGATGTTCGTATTCGAAATCGGGTAAATTGGACTGACTGGTCACTAACGCCATTTATATATACTGGAGATTTTACTTCATCTTATAACTCGATTGTGCGACAACCAATTTTTGGCCACCACAAACACCGCCTCGACTGTCGGAGTAATATTCACCGAGACACTCTTCCTTGGACTCGAGATTGAAGAGCGATTCTTCATTGGTCGTTTCGATATCGACTGGGCTGTAGTAGCTGGTTCTCAAGAATTGAAGAACACATATTATGGCGAATACAATCGCGATAGATTTTAGGGTACTTTTGTTTGTAGCGTTAAGTTTCATTTGTATTGAACATACATTTTTTTTATAAAGTGCGTTAAAGAAATTAGAATAGTTTCAATATAAAGATTAATGGACGGTGAGATTATACTTAATCGTTCTAGTACACATGTTATGAAATTGGATGATAATGAACAGGCACTAATGAACGAGATTGAGATTGATATACCAAGACCTCAGCCTGTGAAAAAACAAATGCCTAGACCTATGAAAACACAATTTACACCACCACAAACACAAACTTTTCAGGAAGACATAGATTCTTTTGCTAACCCCAACAAACAAAATCACCAATCTGCTCCTCCACCAGAGGAACCCCTCGATTACGGGGAATACGAGGATGATGAACCAGGTAACGGGTATGATTACGGCGGCGGTGGTGGTATGGGAGGTATTTACACAGAAGAGGAAAAACCATCACCAGGGTACAAAACAATAGATGAAGAAAAAGCAGACCTTGTAAATAAGATCGGTCGTTTAGAAAAGAAAGGGTTTACGGTCAACAAACGTTTGAACGCATATTCACCTATAGATGAACTTAGAACAGAGGTGAAACGAATAACGTATAGCATAGACGTCGATAAATCCGTCAAATTCTCGAGACGTATGCTTATTGCATGTACTACAGGACTCGAGTTTATGAACAAGAAGTATAATCCATTCGAGATCCAACTCGACGGTTGGTCGGAAAACGTAATGGAAAATGTTGAGGATTACGATGAAGTTTTTGAAGAGTTGTACGTTAAGTATAGATCTAAAATGGCCGTCGCTCCAGAAATCAAACTCATAATGATGCTCGGCGGTTCGGCGATGATGTTCCACTTAACAAATAGCATGTTTAAATCAGTCATGCCCAATATGAACGACGTGATTAAACAAAACCCTGAACTCGTACAAAACATGATGTCCGCGGTTCAGAACACAGTTCCTAAATCACAACAACAGACGGGTGATACAACGGATGCAAACGGACGACGCGAAATGCAAGGCCCAGGCCTAGACATTTCGAGTCTCATGGGTAATATCATGATGCCACCAACACCACCAATGAGTACGACCAGCATACCAGCAAACATTAACGCACCCGGTGACGATGATATGGACGATGATATTTCGGATATTGCCGAGGCCGATATAGAAAATTCTAAGAATGAAAAGGATGATGGGGATAACGAAGTTCGTGAAGTTAAGGTTACCCAGACCAAATCAAAAAGAGGCGGTGGAAAAAAGAAAAAGTCGGTTGAAATTAATTTATAAATGATAGTATAAATGATAGGGTATTGTCCTTTAGACGAAGATCCTATTGAAAGACCCCAACGTCAGGAGGTGGTCGCCAAACCCCAAGCGGTGAAACGTAAAAGACGTAACATTTTGGGCGATGACGATACCGAATGTAATTACGTTGTAATGTTTTTTATTGCGGGCGTTATTGCTCTAGCGGTTATGGATTCACTCCCATCTAAAAAGTGAATAGTAAACCATCTACCATCCTGTTTGTTCCAGCATGGTAAATGTGAATTTATTTATTTAGTTCTAATTCGTTATCCGCAATGGTACGTACACCCTACAAACGCCGCTATATGAACTGCGTTTTCCTGTGTCGTTTCTATACCATTCGCGTCTAAATACCGTATATTATATGCCAACTCTGTTTCTGACGTATCTTCCCATTGAAATACACCGTTACTATCGAGATCGTTAACCATTTCGGTTCTAACATCTTCTGTATAAAGTGCCTTTGTTTCATCGTCGAGCGTATTATAAAACGTTTCATTACACGTATCATTATCAGTGGAACGCACGTAATACGTGTTCGTAGCACTAACTTTCTTTATTTGTTTTACGGGTACTTGTCCCGGGTTAAAGTTACAATCCATTGTTATTTTTGCGACCGTATAGTTTGCAAGAAACTCAGACGTTTGTTTCATACCGTACCCACTCACGTTAGACGTTGTTATATAATCACCCGCCTCTAAATTACCGTTCGTGTTTACTACCCATACACCACCTTCACCTATTGAGTTAATGTATACTCTATTATCGCCACTTTCCTTATGAAATACACCCACTATACGTCCGGTTCTTTGTTCCCGACCCGATTCGTTTGAATCTTCACCGGATGATATAACGCCAAAACACGCCTTATCTTGTACCTTTGTTGATATTTTAACAACGGGTATAGCTTCGTTTACGTGTATATTTTTTGCCCCTTTCAGAGGTGTTCCTCCATTAATTGTCATGTAATCGTTTTGGTTCGATGAAACGATCAAACCTACACAGTTAGAAACATTTGTAGGTGTTACGTCTACTATGGAACTCATGTGTTGACCCGTAAACGTGTCTATTGCATTACTACCAGCACCAGCTGTATCGTTTTCAAACCGAAATATTTGTTTAATGGGGTTACCTGACTGACTTGTATTAGAATACCAATACATGTTATGATTAGGACCAGAATCGTTATCTACGACCGCGTACCAATGACCAGTACCCCTAACATAATGTATATACGACGTACGGGTTGAACCATCGAGAGTGATAGTTTGTCCACTCGACGAGGCTATATGGAGACAAGAATCCGGGGTAGAATGGTTTATACCTATTTTACCTCCATTACCATTAATAACGAGTTTCTCAGCATTAGTATCCGATTCAAGGAATCTTATCCAGTGATCGGAATAAAATCGTAGATCATCACCCGCGGAGCTACTTGTTATTTTAGATACAGAACCGGACGTTTTATTGAAATATATATTCCCCCCATCGAAGAAAGCATCACCAATAACGTGAAGAGGTGACGTTGGGGAACCTGTCCCAATACCCACATTACCACTTGCATACATATTTCCAGTTACGTTGAGTCTTGTTGGCGGTGAAATTACACCAATGTTAGTATGGGTAGTACCAGTATTCCAATTAGCACTCTCTATACCCGTTTCAGGAGCATCATAAGGTATTGTAATTGTTGTGTATGCACCAGAATTACCAGGTAGTGTACTCGTATTTGAACCTAAAGGGGTACTACCGTTAAAAAACATAATGGTTTTTCCTGCATTACTTCCGTCTGATTGATCGAATCTGTATTCAACACCTCTTTGTAATATTAAGTCTACATTTTTACCGTTTATTAAAAAGTCTCCGCTATCTTCCGTTACTATAAATGAAACGTACGAAGGAGATAATTCACCGATATTAACACAATTATTACTCGTAATTTTTATAGCTGGATCACACATAAACTCATAACCATCTTCGA